TCAAAGGATGTATTAATACCAATTGTTTCCCAGAGATTACCCTCAATTAAAATGTTTTCTCCACCACCAACGTATAATCCAGTTCTAGCATTTGTAGTTCCTGCAGCATCAGTTGCTTTTATAACATTATTTTTAATGACGGACTGTAATACTGTACCTTTTATAGTGATTGCTCCTTGACCATGACCACCATCCATAATATAGTTATTTTCAATATAACCATATTTAAGTTTTGTATAAATGGCTTCTGCACCATCTCCAGCACTAGGACCAGCTACAGTATATATCCTGTTATTCCTAATATACCCTGTATTACCTGTACACCATATTGCATGTACTTCAGCGTTACTGCCATTTGGATTACTGATAGTAGTGAACTCATTATCTTCAATCCAATATTTACCATTAGTATAATCTACAGTATTCACATTACCGCACATTATACCTTCGCAATCATTTCCAGCAGTACCTGCATAGGTTAAATTTAAGAATTGATTACCACGAATTACAGCTCTATTAAGATTATCACTACGTAATCCTACACCAACTTGTGAACCTTTAAATATACAATTAGTTATTTCAACTTCATGGGTTTTGGTAAAAGCTTCATAATAATGGATACAGTAAGTAAAGTTATCAAAGATTAAATCTCTAAGAAATAATCTTCCATTATCAACAGTTACATCACCATCAGTGCATTTAACTCCTTGATCACCTTGAGTACCAGTACCTTTTAAAGTAGCTAAGCCAGGTTCACCAAATAAACTTAAATAACCACTATCTGCTTTTGGTAAAATATTATTAATTATATAAGTACCACTTGGTACATAAACTTCTCTTCCAGTGTTGATTGCAGCTTGAAATGCAGCTGTATCGTTTGTACTTCCGTCGCCTTTGGCGCCATACTCCTTTACGCTAACATAATCGCGGAGTAGTTCAGTTTTTGTCAATGCCATAATATTTAATAAATTTATTATCTAGAGTTGTTATTAACGTTGACAAAACCAGTATATCCAGTTGTATCGATTTCAGTGGTACAATCTATAGTAGCATTGTTCTGTAAAATTGTATTAGTTGTATATCTATTTTGGATACCAGTAACAAAGTTAGTAATAACACAACCTTGTAAAGTATGCCCTGTATACATAGCTACGCCTATATTAGACGAACCAGAACTTGCTGCTTTTATACGTGAATTACTACAAGTAGAATCACTGCCACCCATATGAACGCCGTGTTTTGATCCTCCTACTATTACATCACAGTTATTAACATGGCATTCTCCGTTATAAGTACCACCTGATGCATCGTAGAATAGAATACCATGACCAGCTACATCAATATAGCAATCATCGATATACGTTATAATACCACGATATTTCAAATTAGCTATAGTTGAACCACCAGCTGTTCCATAGAAGTTCCATGTACAGTCTCCATCTGTTATACCAGTTCCTGTTCCAGATGGACCAGTACCAGAACTTGCAGATTGCTCACTACCTGCATCAGTTTTAATGTAAATATTACCATTACTAGTATTAAATACTTTCTGATTTTGAGCATATGATGTACTTGTTGCCCAATTAACAGCCCAAGTACCTGTATATTGTATACCAGTAGTAGCTTTTGTAATATGTACATCTTTAACGTACATTAAACCTTCAATATATCTAAAATCTATACCTACATTTACATTACTAATGTCACAATTATTGATTCTACCAGGAACATCACCTACTTTTATACCAACACCGCTTGTAATATCAGGGCCTTCTATTAAACAATTAGCAATACTAGATTGATCTCCAATTAATGAGACAATATTTGCAGCATTATCTATGGTATCATCAGATCTAAACGTGCAATTATCAACAATAAGGTTATCTGCAGTTGCTGAGGTGTTTAAACAGCCAGATGTACCAGTTGTTTGGAAAAAGCTATCAATAACTTTACAATCTGCTTGGTCAATATTTACACAAACAGCTGTAGAATTCATTGATCTACAATTTGATATGGTACCATTAACACCAAGTAAATCAAAATCGTTGCCTTGACCACCTGTACCTGCTACACAGTTATTAACAGTAGTATTAGCAGCTTGTATCTTATAACCACGTTTGTAACAATTTTCTGTATAGCAATTTTCAATTAGGTATTTAGTTTCAGCAGCAACATTTGTATAATCAGCATTGCTTAAAACATGAATCCCATCTGAATCATTAGGACCTGGTGCAGAACCAGAACTAATATTAGTGACTAAACTATTTCTAATAGTACCAACTTGCCATCCGCCTATTGCAGCCTTAGTTCCAATATTAATACCTCTAGCTGCTTTTGTTGCATGTGATGTAATACTATCAACAATAGCTTCAACTATATAAACGTTATTTTTATCTGTTTCACCTGATTCTTTATTAATACATATACCATATGCATCTTGGCCTGTTCCTGTATTGGTTATATTTGTAACAGTAAGTTTATAATACATAGGAATTGTATTATTAAACGCCATGTTTACATATAAACCGTATTGACAATTAGTTACATTAGCTCCATTGATTTTAATTCCTTCAATAGAACCTTCTACATCTAAAAGCATTAACCAGTTTGTAACACCTGAAGCGGTCTTACCTGTTGATGCATAATAATCAAATACAGCATTTTCACCGTATAAACTACCTTTAAGATGTAAACCATCTGTACATTTATAAGTACCTTTTGGTACAAATAAAGTTTTACCAGCAGCAGCATTCATTGCTGATTGAAGAGCTGCAGTATCATCTGTTGATCCATCGCCTACGGCTCCGAAATCTTTAACAGAGATTATATCTTCAAATTTATTAGCAACAGTTCTAAGTACTGCATTCGTGCCTGAATGGGTAAACGCAAGTTTAGTTGCATTT